GGTGGTAGTTGGGTTTATACTTCTGGCTCTGGTTCACGTTTTTCTCTATGGAGTGCTGCTCCAACTAGTTCTAATAGCAGTATTGGGTCTCGTGGCGTCTGTGATCATAAAACAAACGAATAATGGTGAAAACCATTATTAAAGATTTAACGATTAATCACAAACAAATGAATATTGTGGAAAAATATGAAAAGGTTATAAATTACTTATATCCAATCATACAAAACATACCTAGAAAACATGGTATATTAAAAAAACAAATATTAGAATGTTTATTAAAACAAGTTCAACTTATTAATGATGCTGGTAAATCTAATCAAATATCTAAGATGTATTTAGTAGATTCAGGCATGTCGTTATTAAGATTTTATTTAAGATTTATGACTAATAAAAATGTGAAAGCATTAACACTTAAACAACAAGGTTATTCTCAGCAATTATTGTCTGATTGTATTCTTTGTATGGATTCGTGGATTAGTTATAAAAAGGGTAAGAGAGATATAGTCACGTCGTGAAACTCGGTGGTAATTGGAATAATACTTCTAACTCTGGATCACGTAATTCTAAATGGAATAATGCTCCAACTAATTCTAATAACAATATTGGGTCTCGTGGCGTCTGTGATATGAATTTAAACTATAGTAACGCCACAAGCCTACTATGTTTGATCTTTACGATCAGCTTTCTTATCCTGCTTCGGCAAATACAAAACTTAGATTTGATGTATTGCAGAGTATTGAAATATAAAAACGCATTGTCAATAATATGGGTTTAAAATATAGAAACTTATTTGAAAAAATTGTAGATATTAATAATTTACAATTAGCTTATAAAAATACCTGTAAAGGTAAAAAGGAAACATTTTCTTACTTGGAATTTAAAGAATTTGATCAATATAATTTAATTCAATTAAGAAATGAACTAATCAATAATAAATACCAAATAGGTCAATATAGAAATTTTTATGTTTATGAACCTAAAAAAAGACTTATATCTGCATTATCTTTTAAAGATAGAATAGTCCAACATGCTTTATGTAATATTATAACACCTATATTTGAAAAAACATTTTTACCTAATTCTTTTGCGTGTAGAAAAGGATATGGAACTCATGCTGGAGTTAAATATATTCAGTCTAATTTAAGAAAACATGACTTTACATATTTCTTAAAAACAGATTTTAGAAAATACTTTCCTAGCATAGATACAAATATGTTATTAGAAATGATTAGAAAAAAGATTAAATGCAATAAAACATTTAACTTAATTAAATTAATAACACCCACCAATCAAACAGGCATACCTATTGGAAATTTAACAAGTCAATTATTTGCTAATATATATGGTAATGACATAGATCATTTTATAAAGCACAAATTAAAAGTAAAATATTTTGCTAGATACATGGACGATATTGTTATTCTTGATAATAATAAAAAATTATTAAGAAATATATTTGTTCAATTAGAAGAATATTGTCGTATTCATTTAAAATTAAATATGGGGAAATGGCATGTTTCTTCTACCCATCAAGGTATAAATTTTTTAGGTTATAGAATATGGAAAGATTATAAATTATTAAGAAAACAAAGTGTAGTTCGTGCAAAAAGAAAAATTAATAAATATCTATTAAATAATGATAATCAAAAATTAACTAGATTTTTAGCTAGTTGGCATGGTCATATTCAATGGAGCAATAGCTATAATATTAAATATTATATTGACAATATAATCAAAAGATTTAAAGTATAATTTATGAAATACAATATTAACACAAGAAAAGATTTAGATAAAATTCAAGGAACTACTGAACACACAGAGTTTATGAATTTATTAAAAGGAAGTATTACAAGAAAACAAGATACTCAAACCTATCCTGATAACTATAATGAACCTAATTATGATGGTGAAAAATTAGAACCTATTTGGACTGATATAGAAGATTTATCTACTATTGAAAGATTTGAATTTACTAAAGAAGATTTTGAATAATAACAATAACAACAATAAATAAAAGAGCATATGATTATTTATTAATTCAAGACCAAATGGATATGCAATACAAAGACTTACTGAATGGTACTACTACTTGGAAAGACACAGTAGCTAAAGTTAAATTAGATAATCCTAAAGATTAAACTACTTTCTTAATCCATCTACCTTTATTATTTAATACCATTGGTAATAGTTTAGGAATACCATCAATAATAATACCACAACCATTTATAAATCTAGTTCTAAAATTTCTAGCATAAGCAAATGCCATTGATTTTTGATTAACTAAACATCCTACATTCATTCCAAAAAACAAATTGTCTGGATTGGCCCAATAAGATATTACAAATTTAGTATGAAAGTGTCCTTGAACACAACTCATTCCCATTGTTTGACTAGTCTTTAATACATCTGCACTTCTTCCATGAGTGAAGAAACACCTTTGGCCATTACCCATTGTAAGAGTAAGATCATCTATCCACTTCCATTTTTTAGTACCAAGAAAATCACCATAATCTTTTAAGAATTGTTTACTCATGCCATATTTTAATGCTCGTCTGTAAACAAGACTACTATGATTGCTATCTACTTCTATAACTTCTGGAAATATAGATTCTAATTCTTTAATGTATTCTTTAGAAATTTTTAATTCGTCACCAGCAGAAGGTAAGTCTGGATTGTGATCGTGCATAGATATAGCATGGAAATCAAGTAGGTCGCCAATATTAACCACGAAGTTTGGCTTATATTGTTTTTTAATCTCTCGTAAAAATGCAAAACTGTCTTCATGGTGGTATGGTATGTGTAAATCGCTAATTATTAATATTCGTTTGTTCATACAACTCCTTTGGTGATCCGTCAATTGTTTCTTTAAGATTTTTTAATTGTTCAATAAGATTTATATATTTTACTTTTCCTTTAACAATATAAACATCTCTAATTTCAGGTGTTTTGGATTCGTTCTGGTAGTTTATTATAACATCTTTTAATATAATCATAACACCTTACAGTTGAGTAAAGTTATATCAATAATATTAACTATTGCAAGAGTTCATTATCTCGGCTAAATTTTCTGCACGAGTTGGAGTTTGTTTAGCCCAACGGCTATCAAGCATTTCCATACTTGCAGTAGCATAATCATTTTCTTCAAGTGCTTTCCACATATTTTTAAATTTTGACACTCCACCTAACCCTAACTGAAAAACCATTTCTATAATTACACAATGAGCTTTGAAATTTATTTCTAAACCATTGATTAAATCTATTGCTTGATTTTTAGCAGTTGCAAAATCTTCATCAAATTGATCCGTTAATTGTTCTCTGGAATATGTCTTGCCTTCTTCATAAGGATCGTTAGATTTAACTAAATGTCCATATCCGATTGTGGCAAAACCAAGGCTATCTTTATATACTGTATCTACAAAACCTTCATGGTTTTTGATTTGATCTTTAAGATCATCATACATTTCTAACTCTACTAACATTAGGATAGTAAAATATCATCAAATTTTTTTTTGATTTTATCTTGTATTTTAAACTTATGGTTCAGATGGCACAAAACCACCCCTAGAACAACACCTATTAAAAATGACATCATTTCCTTCCTTTCATTATGTCTGCCCCTTTAAGACCGTATATGGCCGATACAACACCTATAAACAAGGCTTGATACCAGAAGGGCATATTGTTAAATTGTTGAAAAAACTTTTCTACTTTCTCCATTATTTGTGGATCATCAGAAAATATAGACCAAATTAATAACATTACGGGGGAAGACACCAAAATAAGCACAAATTCGTCTTTCCATCCTTGATTATTATTAGTCATAACAGCTTTTTGGTATTCAACTTCACCATTGGCCATTTTCTCCATATGTCTTAATTCCGCCACACTTTCTAATCTTTTACTTTCATTACGATTTTTTACTATATCCATTCCTAGTTTAATTCCACTAGGTAATAATTTTGCTAATAATCCAATCATATAATTTTAAAATTTTTTAATACTGCTATTACTATTCCTATAAAAGTTCCTATCACAAAAACTGCTTTTATTCCACCTTTACCCATAGCAACTTGTGTTTTTAAACTTTCTATATCTCTACTATTTTTACATACTTCGGAGTGGATTTCTTTTAGTTGGTATGATATAACATCCAACGATATTGATGGATTAGATGTTTGTTTTTTTTTCATATTGTTCACTACACCAAAATCTTACTAAAGGTTTATTTTGTTCTAATTCATTTACTTCATTCATAATTATAATACTTTTTTCATATCCCGCTATTGCACAATCATTCCATCCATCATAAACAACATCTTGATTACTTATTGGGGGATAGCAATCAGCACCCGAAAAACATAATTGCAATACTAATATAAATTTTATCATAATAGCACATTTTAGTACATACTATGCGTCAAGTAAAATAAAATTATTTTTTTATGTTGAGGTTTCTTAATTCTCTTTTATGTTTTTCAAGATAAACACAAGCATCATATAATTCTTCAATTATATCATCAATCCATTTTTCTATTGGTTTTTGGGCTTTTTCCATAGTAATTTTATGCTCTTTAATGCCTTGTTCAGATCGTTTAGCAAACGATTGTAGTAAGTCCATAATTAATGGGTCTTTTGTAAAGACAAATGGTCTTACTACTTTGCTTATGATAGGTTTTTTACTCAAAATGCTATCTTCATATAGTATGAGCAAAACTCATTAACATTACAATAATGTTGACACCTTACATCTTCACCTTTACGTTCAACAATATCACAACCTTTACCAAGTGTCATATTTTGTGAAGCAAGATATTGCATAGCTTCTTCTCTAGTATCAAGCAATCTCATAGCAGACTTACGGCCAGATTTCATTATTGCAAATTTATCTTCCTTTCTCCACCTTTCAGTAGCAGTACACATTGGAAGTTCAGATACTTTTTCTGCATTTTGATGTATTTTTATTCGTTCTTTGACATAGCTTTCTTGTTCTTCGTATGTCCATTTACGAATAGGTATCATAGCTACTTGTTTTTTAGGGTAGTTATCAGAAGTCATAACCCTAACTTTAGACCAATCTCTTAATATAGCCATAACAGATAGTCTTTTTACTTTTATTTCAGTTTTGTAATTGACTAACTCTTTAGGGTTTTTACTTGCAAGAAAATCTAAAACATTTAATTGATTTTCCCATTCTGGTTTTCCTTCTTTCAAAGCGGAAAGTGCAGACCACGCAGATGTCACTTTAAAATCTATTAAATGACCATCACGATTAAGTAAATCAAATGCACCACTTAAAGTCCATCCATTAGTGATCTTGTCATCTTTATAGAATAACCTTTTTTCTGATATTTCATGTCTTGTTTTTGCTCGTTCTATAACATGATGTACCGACTGCCCCAATAATGAGAATATTCTGTCGCTAACATCTTCTGTGATTAAATCCCAATTTCGTTTCTGTAATACACGAATACGAGGTGGGGCAATTAAACGAGTGGTAGATATATCCGAATTACTTTCGTAAGGATCATTTATTACGGCTCGTTCAATTGCTTTAGGTAGATTACTTAAATTTGTGTATTTCATTAAAATGGAATACTCCCTAAATCATTATCATTACCTTCATCACCATTATCCGTTTGATCTATTCCATCTAACTCTTTTGATCTTAAAATCATTCTTCTTATCCCTTCGGATAATTGATTAAAAGTTTCTTTTTTACCTTTTTGGAAATCATCAATATCAAATGAAACACTTGCATTAAATTGTTCAGCAATTTTATCATTTTTACCTAGAGGCATGATTGAACTAATATCTTCTTTACCATTATCTTTATGCATTACATTTAATTGACAAGGAACACCAATAAGATTTCTAACATCAAATCCCTGTTTTTCAGTTTCAGTAAAAGGTCTTCCTCTCCATGAAGTTAAATCTTTTCCTAGATTTGATTTTTCATGTAAAGATAAAGTGTAGAATTTACTGATTGTCATTGGTTGGTCATTGTTTAATTCTTCGGGTAATTCCCAAATAACTAAAATCTGTCTTTTCCAATTAATTTCACCACCATACTCTTGTTTTTGAGTACCAAGATCAATTGCCTTGACACAACGGGCTTTATGTACTCCAATTGGTACTTTTGGATAACTTGTTTCACCACTTTTTGCTATTAAGCTCATTTATTTTTCCTTTTTATTATTTATTATTAATTAACTATCGTTAAATACTATCTATTTACTTTAGTCAAGTTTTATATTGACTTTTGTTAATAAAATTGTATAAAAATAAATATGGCTACAATTTTAGATGAATTAATTGAAGAATTAAATGCTAAAGAAAAAAGAATAGCAAAAGAGATTATTAATATTGATAGGTCTTCGGTTATTCCAAATCATACTAATAAAGCACAAGCTATTTTAGATATGACAGACGAAGCAATTAAGGTTAAAGGACAATCAGAATATCTATCTATTTTAAACCACGAAAAAGATACACAAATATGAATAATGTAAATTATCAATTAGCTTTAGAACGAAAAAAAGAAGTTATTAATCAATATGGCGGTAAAAACCTTGCTAATATGTTGGGTATTTCACATCCTGCAGTATCTAAATGGAAAGTAATACCGCCATTTAGAGCATACCAGATTGCAAAACTTGGTGAATTTGATATAGAGTATTTAAGACCAGACTTACAAATTAATCCAATTAAAAAGTAAGTCTATCTGGGGCGGTTTGTTTCATTTTAGTTCTCTTTTTGTTTAAAACTGCCCCTTTTTTACCCTTTACATAAGTATAGCAATGCCATAGCAATGTTAAAATTTGCTATCGTTTTGCTAATGGCAAAACCATCCCCTTCAACTGCACCTGCAACTGCAACTACACCTACAACTACAGTACAAGATAGGGTATTGACAAAGACAATAATTTGATTAAATTGACTTTAGTTAATTATAAATATAAAAGGAGATACATAATGCAAAAGAAAAGTAATTACATAGTTTCAAGAAGTTATATTTCCCCTAAAACTGAAAATTGGTTAGTAGAAAATGAAACTAAAGAAGATGCCAAATATATAGTAGAAAATCAAAATCAAAACCCTCTTTATAAATGTACTTTATTAAGTGAGAAAGAAAGTGATGGCGATTATGATGATTGTATCGTTAAAGAAGTTTCATTTGAAAAAACAAAAGATGGTAAGCATTTTGATTGGAAAGAAATAGAGGGAAATAAATAATGAATAAGTATGTAGATTTCCAAAAATGGCTACAAGAGGCCGTTTTAAACGATACTTTCATATACTATAAAGGTTTTTTAGGAGAAGATTTTGGAAAATTAAATATAGATAAAGAAGTATTGCAATATACTAAAACTGTTTTAAGACTTGCTGAACGAGGTGTCATTGCAATTGTTCAGAAAAAAATAGGATTAGGTAATTATGAATATATGGCGGTTAAAATATGAGAAAATCTACAACAGACGAACAATCCCCCGCATTCCAATTTTATGCTAATGATTGGATAAGCGACCCTAACAGAGTTAAATTATCTTTAGATGAACAAGGGGCATATATTTTATTATATTGTCATTGTTGGCGAGGATTTAATATTGAACTTGATTGGGAGATTTTAAGCAGATTATGTAATTGCAGATTAGATAAGATACAAAAAATATTTCCAAAAATAGAACATTTATTTGATAAGAAAAAAGAAGGCAATAAAACCTTATTAATATGCAAACAAGCAGAAGAAGAACGAGCAGAACAAATGAAGAACAGAAGATTGCGTTCTAAAGCGGGTAAGTTAGGGGCAAAAAAAAGATGGTCTTCGGAAAGTTTAAAAGAGGATTAAATAATGACAGACTTAACACATAACTTAAATACATTTAAAGAAGTAATACAAATAAGACAATTAATAGCAAGAATTTATTGGAGTATAAAAAAAGATTCTACAAATTTAAGGCTAGGTTTTCCAGCAAGAAAAATGGACACATTAATTTATTATGAAATTGGTAAGTTAGTTGCTTATACAAAATCAATTAACAAAGACAATTTAGCAGAAAAATTTATTTGTGAATTAACAGAAGAAGGTTATTTAAGCGATTTTTCGTAATATGTTTAAAACAATAACAATTTTATTATTAGCTTGTACTGATTGTGGATTGACTAAAATTACATACAACTATGATAATCAGTATATTTATTGTGGTGATATGGCAGATAAAATAAGATTAGAAACAACTACATACAATGATGATGAAAATGGATGGTACACAAATAATGATATGTTGTTCGTAGGATTTCAATGTCATTAGAATATACAGAAATGTCACATTATCATAGTTTTATGCAATATTTTGGAGATAAACATAGTTTCCAAACATTTGATGATAAAGGCAAAAATAAGGCATTAATAAAACAAGTACATGGAACATTACAAGAACATTTTAAAACACTTGCTGAATTAAATTCAAAAGGTGCGGGAGTATTTTTTACTGTAAATGAAACAGACTTAAAAGGCAGAACTACTGAACACATTAAAAAAGTAAGAGCATTGTTTATTGATCTAGATGGCTCTCAATTACCAGACTTTAAACCATTGGGATTAATGCCACATTTAATTATCAATACAAGTAAAGGCAAATATCATTGTTATTGGTTAGTTAAAGATTGTCCGTTAGAAAGTTTTAGTTTATATCAACAAGCATTGGCCACAAGATTTAATTCAGACCCAAAAGTTAAAGATTTACCTAGAGTGATGAGGTTAGCGGGATTTTACCATAATAAATCTAAATCTTATCCTGTAAAAGTTTCAACTATGAACGGGGATGAGCCTTATTCAGTAGAAGATATTAAAAAACATTATGATCTTAAAAAACCAGAGGTAAGAAAATTTGATTATTCACCTAGTTTATACAAAGGGCAATATACGGGAACATTAAGATATGGCTCAAACGAAGGTGATAGACATGGACAGTTAGTTAAAATTTTAATCGCAATTAGATTGAGGGGTGAAGATTATGCTTACTTAAAAAATGAGGGATTACAATTTGGAAAACAATGCGACCCACAAGAAGACCCTAAAGAGATAATGTTTCAAGTAAATGACATATGGAAAAGGTATCAACCGAAAGTAAATAAATGAATGAATTAAGAGATTACCAAAACAAAGCAATTGAAGATATTAGATTTCATTTTAGAAGGGGTAAAAAAAGAGTTTTACTTGTAGCCCCAACGGGTAGCGGTAAAACTATTATAGCTTGTGAGATGATGTCTAAAACTAAAGAAAAATATGGTTTTAATTTATTTGTAGCACATAGACGAGAACTAATTATGCAAACAAGTAGAAAATTAGCAGAATTTAAAATGCCTCATGGAGTGTTGATGGCTCAAAAAAGTCCAAACGCAATGGCTAGTACGCAAGTTGCAAGTATTCAAACATTTAATGCAAGAATTGAGAGAGAGGATTTTATTAAACCTATTGCAACATTAATAATTTTAGATGAGGCTCACAGATCAATAAGTAATTCTTTTAAAAAATTAATTGACCAATATCCAGAGGCTTTTATTGTAGGATTAACAGCAACACCCATTAGAGCTGATGGTAAAGGATTGGGGGGTATCTATGATGAATTAGTAGAGTGTGGCTCTATTAGAAGTTTAACTAAACAAGGTTATCTAGTTAAGAATAGAATAATAGCCCCAAGTATTCCAGACTTACAAAGTATTAGAATTGTAGCGGGAGATTATGATAAGGGGCAGTTAAATCAAAAAATGAACAACCCTAAATTAGTTGGAGATATTGTAAGTCATTGGGTTAAACATGGAGAGAATAGACCAACAGTTGTTTTTGCGTCTTCAATCGCACATAGTAAATATATTTCTAATATCTTTAATCACAATGGAATACCAAGCGGTCATATTGATGGAGTAATGGATGAGATTGAGAGAGAACGACAATTACAAAGATTAAAAAATGATGAGATAAAAGTATTATGTAATTGTATGGTATTAACAGAAGGATGGGATGAGCCAAAAGTATCTTGTGTTATTCTTGCTAGGCCTACAAAATCTTATGGTATGTATTTGCAGATGATAGGAAGATCATTAAGGCCTTATCCGAATAAAGTTGATACCTTAATTATAGATCATAGCGGTGCAGTATATGAGCATGGATTTCCAGAGGATGTTCCTAAATGGACATTAAAAGATACAACTAAAAAAGAAAAAGAATTAAAGATAATAGAAAAAGTTGAAAAACAACCCTTAACTTGTACTCAATGCTTTTTTGTTTATAAGCCCGTAAAGGATGATAGCAGTTGCCCAAATTGTAGTCACCAACCTACCAAAAAAGAAAAATTATTATTAGTTAAAGAAGGTCGTCTAATAGAATTACCAAAGATCAAACCTAACCCACATGATAAAGAAAATTTTTATGCACAGTTAGCTTTTTATGCAAAACAAAAAGGATTTAAAGAAGGATGGGCAAGTTGGACATTTAAAAAAAAGTATGGACACTTTCCACATTCAAAAAGAGTTTTCCCCGTTGCAACGGGAAAGGATGTTATAAAATTTATTCAATATTGTAATATTCGTAATGCTAAATCAAAAAATATGAGGGAACTAAATGTCTGATGAAATACTAGAACAAAAAATAGAGAAATTGAGAGAAATAGGCGATAAACACGCAGATGCAAAGGCTACTTTGTCATTATTAGATAATAATAGGAAGATTTTATTAGCCACACTTATGAAGGAATTTATGATAAACTCTAATACAGGAAAATTAGATAGTGCAGTTGCCCAAGAACGAGAGGCTCGGGCAGATGATAGATATAAAAAACATATTGAGGCTTTAGCAATTGCAGTTAAGAACGAAGCAAAATGGAATTGGGAAAAGAAGATAGTAGAAATGAATTTTGAAACATGGAAAACTAAAATGATAAGTCAAATGAAAGAAAGAAAACAATATGGTGCGTAAAAAACCTAAAGAACTTGTCATGCACACATTTGATAGGTATGAGGTCTGGTGGTCAGACCATGTTAGCCATAGTTCATGGAAAACTATAACAGACGCAAAAAAAGATAAACCCGCAATAGCATTTACAGAGGGTTATCTATTACAAAAAACAAAAGACGCATATACTTTTTTTATGACTATTTCAGAAGATGAGATAGGTGAGGAGATGATTATTTGTACTAAAAATATTAAAAAAATTAAAAAGATAGGTACTAGAGATTTTTTAGTAAGAGAATTTGTTTATGACAATTACTAAAACCAAACACATGAAGGAACACATGAATAAGATGGCAGAGTTTGGGTGCTTGATATGTCATAAAATGGGATTTCCTAAATCACCCTGTCAATTACATCATATAAAAAATTTTAGAGGTATGGGAAAGAAATCTAGTAATTATGAAGTAATTGGATTATGTCCAGAACATCATACGGGGAAAACGGGCTATCATTATTCACCTAAAACATTTAATGAAAAATGGGGTAGCCAAAAAGAATTATTAAAAGAAAATTTAGAATTAGTAAATTGCTGTAATAAATGTAATTAATACTTATTCATTTATCTCTTATTTTTTTTAATTTTAAATTATATAATCTACTTAATTGTCTTTTAACATCACTAGGATATTCATAAGAACACATATTAAATTGATTATAATAATCTTCAATATCTTGCATTTTTTTATCTATTTGTTTTATTGTCATTTAATTTTTTTCTTAAAAGTTTTTTTAATACAAGTAAAAGAAGTTTCTGGCTTATGTTCATCTAACATATGTTTTGCAAGATTAACGCAATCTTTTAAAAATTCCTTTTTATTTATTCCCCAACCTTTAATTTGACGTGTTTGAGATTTATAAGTACCAATATAAAATTTAGGTTTAGTTTTTCTTTTTAGTTTTGGTTTTTCTTTAAGTTTAAATTGTAATACATTACTCATATTATCCTTTCTATTTATCTTTATTAGTTATTAAATGTTTTAAAATTGTAGTAGTAGGGTTAAAATCTTTAGAACACCCAATCAATAAAATACTTACAATAATAAACAATACTATTATAACTGTCTTGATTATTCTGGATATATATTTTTGTTTATAAGGCTTTCCAAAAATAATCATTGTTTAACTTCAATATTTATATGGTTATGGTCAAGTTCATTTGAAACCTCAACCCAATCAGCTTTTGCAATAGCCTCATCTTTAGAGTTAGCCTCAACCTCACACTCGTAAGTGATTACTTGATAGCTTGTATCTGTTAATTTATATTTTGGCATTATTTTCTCCATCTTCATCTTCCTCTAAAGATTTTTCTACACAAGTATCATGTATGCAATAATCCTCTTTTAAATCACAACCTAAAACAATTGTCGCATAATCATAATCTAAATGTTCACCGCATACATTGCATAAAAATTGTATTGTCATTTTTTACCTTTCTTTATTTGTAAATGTAAATTGACTAAATCGCTTTCCTTCTCAATAAAGCCTTTTTTAATCATTTTTTTGGCTAATTGGTTTTGTGTCAATTCAATAGTGCTGTTTTTACTTTTAAGATTGGCCAATACATCAACGAATTTATCTAATATACCATTAAGGCGATTTATATAAACAATCTCAATATTACCTTTTAATTCAACCTTAATTAAATCTAATCTAGTTATGGCATAATTAAGGTCTTTAATCTCATTATCTAAAGACTTTTTATTATCTTCAAACTTTTTAGCTTTGTTCATACTATGAAGTTCAAAGTGTTCTGGTGTTAGTTGTGTCATGTTATCCTCTCTTTGTTAGTTATTTATTTTATATCAGCTATTCTATTTTCAATAGCATAATAAAGTTCACTACCTTTTTCTGTGTTCCTAGTTCCACCATCATCATTGTCTGGGTCTGTTTCAACATACTCAACCGCAACATCATCATGCAAACTATCTATAAACATAAAATATAACTCATCTGCTATAATACTTGCTTTTTCTCTATTCATAGTTTCTTTTGCTTTATATTTATAATCTTTAATTTCTTTTACTATTCCTTTTAAATAATTATCCATATATTCCCCTCTCTTTTAGTTTATCCTCAACCCAATTAAATCGCCCCTTCATATCCATTCTAGCAAGTCCAATCGGTATCGGTGTTTTTGCCATTTTTACGAGGCAATCAAAATATGACCGCCCCGTAATTGTTTCATTTTTAGTTTTTAAAACATAAACCCCCTTTGTTATTTTAAAACTGTATTTACTCATCAAACCCCGCAATCTGTTTTAAATCGTCTAGCATATCCCCGCTATCATCTAAATCGTCACGAGATAGCCCAAGATTATCTAAAAAATCATCTTCTTTTTGAGTTAATTCGTCTTTAGGCTCAATTGTTTTAGGCTCATTAATTTTAATTGATTGCTCTAACATTCTCATCTCCCTTATATTTTTGAATTAAATTAAACAAAAAACCCTCATCTAGTAAAAAATACTTTTTATCACTAAAGCCCTTTGTTTTTAACCAATCCCTCTCAAAGATTTTTACATACAAATTTTTATCTTTTAGAGTGATTTCATATCTATAATCAAGATCACCAAACTTGTCCCAATGTTTAGCAAGTCTAAAATCACCGCCACCCTTCTGCTTATTACTTGCAATAAATGACGCACTAAACTCACAAGCCTCAAAACGAGGCAACTCCCAAGCATAAGGCAAGGCATTGTTTAAAAATTCCATAGCCCCACTAGGATAATTATCCCAATGTTTAAAGACATGGTGCGTTTTTTCAGTATCATCTATAAATGTGTAAACGGCTCTAGTACCCATATTAAACCCCCCTTTGTGTTGTTAAGTTTTTATTAATAAATTCAATTTTTCTAATTCCAATACCATTTTTGTAAGGTATTACTTTGTACGGGATAGGGCTTTCTAATCCTACCTTGATTGCTTGTTTAATATATTCTATCCAATTCATATTCATATCCTTTGTATTAATTAACATAGGTTAAGTATTAAACTAGCATAAAACATATGTCAACAGTTAATTAAATTATATTTGTTCATGTATTGTTCTTTTAAAAACTTTAGGTTATAATATGCTAAATATGATTAGAAACCTTACAGATAAACAAAAACTGTTTATTGAATACTTTAGTTCAACGGGCAACGCGACCGCCTCATGTATCAAGGCGGGATATTCTAAAGCAACGGCGGAGCAACAAGGCTACGAACTTAAAAACAAACTACACACCGAGATTGAAACAGCAACAAAAAAGATATTAAGCGGATCAGTACCAATAGCGGTTGATGTATTAACAAAGTTAGTTAGTGACCCTAAAATCCCACCGAGTACCAGACTTCAAGCGGTGAATTCTTTACTTGATAGAACAGGCTACCAAACTACTACGAAGATTGAAGACGTGACACACAGAAAGACAGACCAAGAACTGCGGGCGGAATTAGATCACCTTGTTAATAGTCTGGCTATCAATAAGACAGATATAAACTAAATACATATAGATAGTATAAGAGAGCATAAGGCCCATAACATAGGGCCACAAGATAAGAGAGCAACACACAAGATAAGAGATAATACTATTCAATAGAAGTCTTGATATAGGGCCTGAATACCCTTTCGCACCCACACACACGCACACACGAGGGCAATCTCTCCTTATCTGCTACATTCTCCCCTTGTCCTGCTAACATCAGCGACACGGCACGGGTGTAGGCATACGCAAGGCCATGCATCACGCATCAAAAAAAGAGAAATCTGACCCCCCCACCCCCCAAAGTCCGATTCGTTCATATATATAATGCTTCCTTTCGCCCAGCGGGGAGTATTTGTTAATATTAACCAAAGTTAATAGGTTGAATAATGATAAAAAGTAAACTATGTAAGGGTATGCGTAAGTTTATACAAATAGTTAAACCGAATGCTTTGCTACACTTTCAAAAGGGTAACTATGTATATAGGTATGTACTGGTTGATAGATACGAAGTTACTAAAACAAATCATAATGGCTTTGATGATAAAGAACATATGACCACCGCAGAAATTTTTGAGTTGACAACACCTAGGAAGTTACGCAGAAAATATATACAAAAAAAGTAATTGGTGTTATAATTAATAATGGCAAAACAAAATTTTTCTATGTATGTTCCTAGGGATAAACCCCCTAAAAGACCTCGTAGGCATAAAAAGTCATTAAACAAAAGCTCAACATTTAAGAGGTATAATGGCCAAGGTAGATAAATGCACTAACTGTCATCACGATTGTCATTGTAAAGAGGAACTTCATGCAGATGAGTATGGGGTATGTACTTGTGAGTATTGTAATTGTAAAACAAAAGCTGATGATAAAACTTGGGAAAATGAGGTTGAATACGAATAATGGAGACTGATAGGATGAATTATTATTTTACAGGAATATTGATTATAATGATCTGTTTATTGGCTGTCTTTGGTGGGCCAGTAAGATGAAGACAATAGTGTTATTTATATATCATTGGTCAACTAAATTAAGTTCTTGGTCGTGGCAAAAACTTTATAGTGATAGAAAAACTGGTTTAGGTTATAAAAATGAGAGATAACAAAGTAATTGAAAAATATTTAAAAGACAACTATAAGAAAATTATTGAAATGAGTTTGTTTAGAAATTTAAAAAAAGAAGTAAATACAGGTGCTAATGGCACACAAAGCTATGTAATTAAAAAAGGAATTAATAAAGATAAAATAGCTAAAAAATAAATGGAAGACCTTTTAGAAAAAGCTGTACATATAGCAAAAGAATTAGAAAGGAGAGAATCCACTAATCGTTTAGAACGATATGCTCCTTATGACTACCAAAAAAAATTTCATAATTCTAAAGCAACACAAAGATTATTAATGGCGGGAAATAGGGTCGGTAAGTCTTTTAGTGGGGCAATGGAAATTGCATATCATGCTACAGGTAAATACCCTGCATGGTGGGAAGGCAGAAAATTTGATAGACCAGTTCGTATATGGGTCGGGGGAGTTTCAAATGAAACTACAAGGGATGTCTGTCAAAAAGAACTTACTGGTCAGCCAGATGATCCATCTGCGTTTGGCACAGGCTCTATTCCCTTAAAGGATATTGGAAACACAGTTAGAAAAGCTGGTGTACCAAATGCATTAAGTTCATTAGTGGTAAAACATAAATCTGGCAATTATTCTAGAATAGGTTTTAAATCTTATGATATGGGTAAAGAAAAATGGATGGGTGAAGCAGTTGATGTTGTTTGGCTAGATGAAGAACCACCACAAGGTATATATTCACAATCATTAACAAGAACAGCTGATAAAGGTGGCATTGTTTTTATGACTTTTACTCCAGAACAAGGGATGACAGAAACAGTTGCACAGTTTGTAAATAATTTAAAAGAAGGTCAAGCATTAATTACAGCAGGTTGGGATGATGCACCTCACATGACTAAAGAAATTAGAGAACAAATTTTATCTGCATTACCACCACACGAAAGAAAAATGAGAGAAAGAGGTATTCCACAATTAGGTTCTGGTTTAGTATTCCCAATAGTAGAAGAAGATATATTATGCGATCCTATAGATATACCTACTCATTGGCCCAGATTGTGTGGAATAGATTTTGGATGGGATCACCCTACTGCTGTTGTCTGGATAACATGGGATAGAGATACTGATATTGTATATATTTATGATTGTTATGCTATGAGGCAAGAAACAGTACCCGTTCATGCATCTGCTATAAATGGTAGAGGTAAATGGATTCCTGTAGTATGGCCTATGGATGGAAGACAAGCAGATAAAGGATCGGGAAAAAATCTTACAGATCAATATAAAAGAGAAAGTGTTAATATGTTAAGAGATCATTTTAGTAATCCACCTTCAAATGGAATGAAAGAAGGAAGTGGTGGAAATTCTGTAGAAGCAGGTATTATGGAGATATTAACAAGAATGCAAACTAAAAGGTTGAAAATTTTTAGAAATCAAAGTAAACTGTTAGAAGAATTAAGGATGTATCATAGAAAAGATGGTAAAATAGTTCCTGCACATGATGATGTAATATCTGCAATGAGATATTGTGTTATGTCATTAAGAAAAGCAAGAATTAAAAACTATCAACCTATGCAATTACATACTGATTCTGAATTTAATGTTTTTAACTAAAAAGGATATATGGGCGGATTTTTTAGAAGTTTTATTAGAGCAGTAATATCAAAACCTAACTCACCAATACAAAGAGCACCTGTACAAACACCTGTACAAGCACCAGAAGCACCAGTAGCAGGAGAAAAAGATAAATCTAAACAAACTTTAGCAGGTAAAAGTTATGGTAGTTCTAGTATTATGACAAGTTCACAAGGTATAGAGGAAGAAGCTAATGTTTCTAAAACTGTTCTTGGTGGAACTGTTCAAAAAAGAAAAAAAATTTAAGTGATTGAAACAGTTACTGACGACAGTTGGCGGAAACCAATTGGAGAGTATCTTAAAAAAAAATGTCATATATCTGCTGATATAGGAGATCAATTTTCATATATTGGATTTATAGAAAATAATAAAATATTAGGTGGTTTTCTTTTTACAGATTTTGATGGTCATAATATTTATGTCCATTTAGCTTTAGAAAGTCCTAGATTATTTACTAGAAAGCATATAAGATATGTTTTTGATTATGGTTTTAGACAAATTAATTGTGGAAGAATGACAGCTGTTTGTAAAAATGGCTTTAAACGCAATGAAAGAATTTTGTCTGGAACTGGATGGACTAAAGAAGGTGTTATAAGACAAGTTATGAAAATTGATAATGAATTTGTTGATGCAGCTGTATTTGGTATGTTAAAAGAAGAATGTAAATGGATATAAAAATAAAGGAATAATTATGGGCGGAAAACCACAACCACAAATGCCACCAGCAGTAGATACATCAGTTCAAGATAAGTTAGATGCATCAGAAGCTAAATTAGCAAGTGAAACATCAAAAGCTATGGGTGTAAAAAGAAAAGGCCAATACGGAACTATTCTTACATCAGGAAAAGGTGTAACAGAAGAAGCAGATACATCTGGATCACTTTTAGGTGGAAAAAAATATTAAATAATTTATGGCAACATTTGAGTATATAAAAAAAAGATGTGCTAATTTAGAATCTATTAGATCAACTTGGGAAGATCATTGGCAAGAAATATTAGATTATGTAATGCCAAGAAAAGCAGATGTTACCTTTGTTCGTTCTAAAGGTGAAAAAAGAACCGAAGTATTATATGATAGTACAGCAATAACTGCAAACAATTTATTAGCAGCAAGTTTACAAGGTACACTTACGTCAGCATCATTACCTTGGTTTCATTTAAAATTAAGAGATACAGAAACAAATCAAAATAGAGATGTTCAATTGTGGTTAGAAGATTCTGCTAAAAGAATGTATGAAATTTTTAATGAATCTAATTTTAATACAGAAGTGCATGAATTATATTTAGATTTAGTATCAATAGGTACAGGTGCAATATTTGTAGAAGAAGGAAGTAAAGGTTTTGATAAAGAAGGAATACATTTTAATTGTTTACATATAGCAGAATATTTTATTCAAGAAAATATTAATGGTAAAGTAGATACACTTTATAGAAAATATAAATTAACAGCTAGACAAGCAATACAAGAATTTGGCGAAGAAAATGTTGGTGAAAAAATATTAGAATCTGTAAAAGAAAAACCAGACAAAGAATTTAATTTTATACACGCAGTTGAACCAACAGAAGATTATGAAAGAGCAGTAGGTAAATCATCTACAAAATTACCAGTACATAGTTGTCATGTTTGCACAGAAGATAAAATGGTTGTTCGTACTGGTGGTTATAACGAATTTCCATATTTAGTTCCAAGATGGTCTAAAGCAACAGGTGAAATTTTTGGAAGATCACCAAGTTACAATGCATTACCAGATATTAAAACTTTAAACAAAGCAGTTGAAATAGGATTAAAAGCATGGGCAAAAGCTATTGATCCACCATTACTTGTTCAAGATGATGGTGTAATTGGTAGAGTAAGAATGACACCTGGCGGTGTTACAGTAGTTAGACATGATGGTGCTATTAAACCATTACAAATAGGTTCTAATTGGCAAATAACTGATTTGAAAGAAAATCAATTAAGAACATCTATTAGACAAGCATATTATTCAGATCAATTACAATTACAAGATGGCCCACAAATGACAGCTACAGAAGTGCAAGTTAGATATGAATTAATGCAAAGATTACTTGGGCCAACTTTAGGAAGATTTCAAACAGAATTTTTAAATCCATTAATAGAAAGAACATTTGGTATTATGTTAAGAGCAGGTGGATTATTACCAGAGCCAGACGTTATTAAAGGACAAAAAATAGATATAGAATATGTTGGGCCACTTGCTCGTTCACAAAGAATGGAAGAATCAGTTGCTATTGATAGATTATATGAATTAGCAATGAATGTAGTACAAATTGATCCTTCAATTATGGATAACATAAACCATGATGAAGCAATAAGATTAAGAGGTGATTTATTAGGTGTTCCAAAAATTATTTTAAGAGCAAGAGATGAAGTTGAAGAATTAAGAGAACAAAGACAACAAGCACAAATGGCACAACAACAAGCTGAACAACAACAACAAGCCGCACAAGCTGCTTTAACACAAGGTCAAGCTATGTCAGAATTAGGTACACCAGAAGCACAAGAAGGTATGGCACAAGCTGAACAGGCAGCACAAGAAGAAGGTCTAATTTAATGGCTGATAGTGACGAAGATTTAAAACAATTAAAACAAGATTATCAAATTACATTTTCATCTAAAGAAGGTGAAAGAGTATTAGCAGATATAACATCTGCTTATTATCATAGAGGATCATATACAAAAAATGATTCTTATGAAACTTCATACCGAGAAGGACAAAGATCGGTAATAATAAGAATAATCAATCTAATGAAGGAAAATAAAAATGGCTGATGAACAAACGACCACTAACGACAATCCAGTAGAAAATACAATTTTGGGATCGGGAAGTGATAATCAAGGAGATTGGAGATCATCATTACCAGATGAACTTAAAAATGATGCAACTTTGCAAAACTTTAAAGATGTAGAAAGTCTTGCTAAAACAGTAGTACATCAACAAAAAGTATTAGGTAGTAGAATACCTATACCTAAAACTGATGAAGAAAGATCAGAACTTTATACTAAATTAGGAAGACCAGAATCTGGAGAAGCATATGATTTTACTATTCCAGATACTCATAAAAGTCATTTTAATGAAGATCAAGTTAAAGAGTTTAGAAATGTTGCACATCAAATAGGATTAAATAATGAACAAACAAAAGCATTAATAGACTTTCAAGTTAAATCTGTTGACCATGAATTACAAAGACAATCAATTAATTTATCTGCAACAAAACAAACTACAGAAGATACGTTAAAAAAAGAATGGGGATATGATTATGATAAACAAGTTAGGAATGCACAAAGAGCATTACAAGTTTATGGTAATGAAGAACTAAATGAATTAATGAATGGAGAAGCAGGTAATATACCAGCAGTCATTAAATTGTTTGCTAGATTAGGTTCAGAAGTAACAGAAGACATGGCTAAAAATACACAAAATAATAGTCTAGCTACTTCACCATTAGATGCACAATCTGAAATAGATAATATCTTTAGTAATGCTACCGATCCCTACCATGATAATATGCATAAAGATCATATGAATAGAGTTGAGTATATGCGTCAATTACATGAAAAAAGGTTTGGCAAATAGTTAAAAATTTGCTATAATTATAAAATCTAATTCGCCCTATTTTAGGAGAACGGAGAAGTAGCCGTGATTGGCTTTAAACTTCCGATCTGATCGTATCGTTTACGATAAGGTTTCCCGCAAGGACAAAGACCGATAATATGGAATATGGATTAGTATATATATTATTCCCCCTATTCTTAACTTTTAAAAAAAGGACAAAAAATGTCAACACAAATAACAACGGCTTTTGTAGAACAATACAAAAGTAATGTGTTTCATTTGGCTCAACAAAAAGGTTCTAGATTAAGAGGTGCGGTTAAAACTGAAACGGTTACAGGGAAAGCACACTTTTTTGAAAGAATTGGGTCAACTGCGGCACAATTAAGAACATCACGACATTCTGATACTCCAAGAGTAGATACTCCGCATAGTAGAAGAAAAGTGACAATGAACGACTACGACTGGGCAGATTTAATTGATAATGAAGATAAAGTAAGAATGCTTATATCTCCACAATCTGAATATGCACAAGCTGGAGCATACGCAATGGGTAGAGCTATGGATGACGCAATTATTGCGGCAGCTACTGGCAATGCACTTGGCGGAGTTGCAGGTGGAAGTTCAATTGCTTTACCACCAGCTCAAAAAGTTGTTCATGGTTCAGCTGGATTATCAGTAGCAAAATTAATTTCTGCTAAAGAAATTTTAGATGCCGCTGAAACAAACCCAGACGAAGCTAAATATCTTGTATGTTCAGCAAGTCAGATTTCTGATTTGTTAGCAATAACAAGTATTACTTCTTCTGATTTTAATTCAGTAAAAGCACTAGTACAAGGTCAAATTGATTCATTCATGGGCTTCAAGTTTATCAGAACAGAAAGACTTGGAACAGATGCAAATGGCAATAGACAAGTATTAGCATTTAATCAATCAGCATTAGGTCTTGCTGTTGGATCAGATATATCTACAAAGATATCTGAAAGAGCAGATAAGAACTATGCAACACAAGTATTTTTATCCATGACTATCGGAGCTACAAGAGTAGAAGACGAGAAAATGGTTGAAATTGCTTGTACAGAGTAATAGGAGTATATAGATATGGCTGTAACAACACAAAATAGTGCCGAGTACACTAATAGAATAGCTACTCCTCTTGTAACTGCTGATGCTGTTAATGATAAGGGTAAGTTAAGAACTTTAACTTTTACTCACAATCAAGACGGTGTTGGTGATGCAGGATCAATTGTCGTGCTGGGAAAACTTCCAGCAGGAAAAGTTAAAATCATAGGCGGTTTATCTAGATTTTATTGTAACTGGACTGCTGGTTCAAATACAATGGATATTGGATGGGAAGCATATACTGATGCAGACGGAGCAGCGGTTGCTGTTGATGTTGATGGTATGGTTGATAACTTGGACATTGATACTGCTGGTTACTTTACAATGGAAGGCAATACTGCTGCAACTAAATTGCTTGGTGGTAATGCTACTTTCTCTAGTAAAGAAGGAGTTGTCATTACTGCAAAGTCAATTGGGGCTTTAGCAGATGATGATGATCTAGCTGGTGTAATCACTTACATAGTAGATTAATAACAACAATTATTAGGGGCGGATAATACTGCCCCTTTTATAAACTTAAAAAATTATGGCTACAGAAGTATCAATTTGCTCAAATGCATTAAGAAGATTAGGTGATAATCCTATTACATCTTTGACAGACGATACTGAAAGAGCAAGACTTTGTAATTCATTTTACGCAGATGCAAGAGATGCAGTATTAAGATTACATCCTTGGAATTTTGCAATCACAAGAACATCATTAGCACAACTATCAGATACACCATCATATGGTTTTGCATATCAATATTCATTACCAACTAGCCCTTATTGTTTAAGAGTTTTAGCAATGGAATATGAAGACTATATTTTTAAAGTAGAAAATTATTCTACACAAGGTAGAGTATTATTAACAGATCAAAGTTCTGCAAAGATTTTATATGTAGCAAAAATTACAGATACAACACAATTTGATGCATTATTTGTTGATGTACTAACTGCAAAATTAGCATTAGACTTATGTTATCCAATAACTAATAGTGTATCTTTACAAGATAAAATGCAAAAACTTTACCAACTAAAACTTTCTGATGCAAGAAGTATAGATGGACAAGAAGGCTTTATTGATGACCTTGTTTCTGATACTTTTACTGACTTTAGGAAGGCTTAATGGCTAGAGTACATCCTTTCCAAACCAACTTTACTGCTGGAGAATTAACACCTAAACTTGCTGGTCAAGTTGATTTTAAAAAATATAGCAATGGTGTAGAAACACTTGAAAACATGACAGTATTTCCACAAGGTGGAGTGTCAAGAAGAAATGGAAGTAGATTTGTTTGTGAAGTAAAAGATTCAACTGCAATTACTAGATTAATTTCTTTTGAGTTTAATATTACACAAGCATATGTTTTAGAGTTTGGAAACAATTATATAAGATTTTTAAAAGATAATGGTCAAATAACAGAAGCTGCAAAAACTATAACAGCTATTACAGCAGCTAATCCTGCTGTAGTTACATCTACTAGTCATGGTTTTTCAAATGGAAATGATGTCTGGATTGCAGGTGTAGTAGGAATGACTAGACTTAATGGAAGAAGATTTACAGTTGCAAGTTCTACAACTAATACATTTGAATTAACTGGTGAAGATAGCACAAGTTATGATGCTTATAGTTCTGGTGGAACTGCATCTAAAACATATGAAATAGCAACAACATATACATCAGCAGAATTAAGTGAATTACAATTTACACAATCAGCAGATGTTATGTATATTGTACATCCAAATCATCCCCCTGCAAAATTATCAAGAACAGCTCATACAACATGGACTTTAGATGATGTTGATTTTCAAGTTGGCCCTTTTCTTGATACAAATACAACAGCAACAACACTAACAACAAGTGCAACAACAGTAGGAACGGGAAGAACTTTAACAGCATCTGCTATAACGGGAATTAATAGTGGAACTGGTTTTCAAACTACTGATGTAGGTAGATTGGTAAAATTAGGAGATGGATGGGGAGAAATTACAGCGAGAACTAGCACAACTGTTGTAACATGGACTATTACTGTAGCTGCAACAGGATCAGGGGCTGCGGTTTGGTCATTAGGAGCATGGTCTGCAACAACAGGTTATCCTAGAACAGTATCATTTTTTGAACAAAGATTAGTATTTGGGGGGTCATCAAGTTATCCTCAAACTATATGGGCAAGTGAATCTGGTTTATATGAAGAATTTGATGTAGGAGATGGAAGTGCAGCAGATGCATTTATTTATACAATAGCAGCCAACAAAGTAAATGTTATTAGATGGTTAGCACCTTCTAGAGATTTAATTGTAGGTACTGTTGGTGGTGAATTTAAAGTTGGAAGACCTGCTGGTGAGCCTCTAAAGCCCGACAATGTTAATATTGCACAACAAACTACATATGGCGGATATACAACACAACCAATTCAAATAGGTAGTGAAGTTTTATTTGTACAAAGACAACAAAGAAAAGTTAGATCATTTGCATATCGTTTTGAAGATGATGCATATCAAGCACCAGATATGACATTACTTGCTGAACATATAACAGATACAGGAATTGTTGATGTTGATTACGCACAAGAGCCAGATTCTATTTATTGGGCTGCAAGAACTGATGGAACATTATTAGGAATGACATACCATAGAGAAGAAGATGTTGTTGCATGGCATAGACATATTTTTGGTGGTTCTAATAAATTTATATTTAATGGTGCAACTGGAGTTCTTGATTATCTTAATGATGCTAATTTTAATGGATACATTACTATAACAGCACATGGATTATCTACAGGAGATGAAGTAACTTATAGTGCTGGTGGTGGAACTAAAATACCAGAATTAACAGAAGGTGGAACATATTATGTTTTTGCTAGAGATGCTAATACATTAGAACTAGCAGATACTTATGCACAAGCAGTAGATAGAACAATTAAAAGAATATCAGATGGTATTGGTGCAAGTCACTCTTTATCAACAAAAGCTAAAATAAAAAGTATAACTTCAATAAATGAAACACTTGAAAACCAAGTTTGGATAATATGCGAAAGAAGAATTAATGATACTAAAAGACAATACATAGAATATCTAGACCCAACATTAAATATGGATTGTACATTATCTGCATTAGTAAATGATGGACTAACAGTAGTAACAGGATTAAACCATCTTGAAGGGGAATCCGTACAAGTATTAGTAGGAGATGCAGTATTTCCAAATCAAACAGTTACAGGGGGTAGTATTAGTGTTACACTACCTACATCAGCAAGTTTTAAAAGTATTGAAATTGGCCTTGGTTATACATCTAAAATTAAAACTATGAGAATTGAATCAGGATCACAAGCAGGTACTGCACAAGCAAGGAAAAAAAGATATAATGAAGTTGTGGTAAGATTATATAAAAGTGTAGGTTTAACTGTTAATGGAGATCAAATACCTTTTAGATCATCTTCTACACCAATGGGGCAAGACATAGCAGAATTTACTGGAGATAAAAGAGTAAGTAATCTAGGATGGAATAGAGATGGTCAAATAGAAATTGAACAAACACAACCACTACCTATGACAGTTTTAGGTATAACAGGAACATTAGTAACAAGTGATTAATATGAATAATAAAATAATAGAAGCTAAAAAATTATTAGAACAATATGCACCTAAAGGTGAGTTTCTTGCATACATTAATAAAGATGAAGAACAAATATTAAAAAATTTAGGTGGTTCTGGAGAAAGAGTTAAAGAAACAGGAATACCTTCTTTTAATCCAATGTACATAGTTGCAGGAATGATGGCTTTAAGTACAGGAATGTCTTACATGGGAAGCCTTCAACAGTCTAAACAAATAAAAGCAGCTGCGGCATGGGATCAATACCATTTAAACATTAAAAAAACACAAGATACTATTATGGCTAATAAACAAGCTGCAAAATTATTAAGTGAAAAAAGAGCTACTATTGGTGCAAGAGGAATACAATTTTCAGGTTCAAGTTTAATGGAACAAGAAAGTGTTATAGAAAATTTAGAAGATACTTTATTTTGGATAGATAAAGGTGTAGAAATGGATTTAAGAACTATGGATGTAAGACTTGCAGGTGCATTAGCAAAAGAATCATGGGATAGAAAAACTAGTTTATTAAGTGGAATGACCAATGCTTATTCAACAAGTAAAACTACAGTATAAGTATGTTTAAAATAAAAGTATGGGATAATGATACAATGATATTTGAAGGATATAGTAAAAAAGTACCAAAAACAGATGAAGAATTTAAAGCATGGACTTTAACTAAAAATGGAAATTCAACAGAACAAAAAGAATTTAGTCCAGCACAATATAGAATAACTTACGAGGAAGTAAATGGCAATAAAAATACCTAGAGGTGAAATAGCAGCACCTTCTGTTGGAGATAGAGGTAGCAGTATGTTGAGTGCTGTTCAAAGTAATAAAATTGATTATGATAAAGTAACTAATACATTAGACTTTATTGGTCAAAAAATTGCCGCACATAGTAATAAAATTGAAGCTCAAAGAGTAGATAATAAAAATACACTTAATAAAGCATTATTACAAGGTGATATAAATTCATTACTATCAAATATTAATGATAATCAAAAACTTTCTACAGATGGAACAATAGAAAGTTATAATGGATTTTATGAATCTTCTGTTAAAAAATTAGAAGACAAATATAAAAAAATTTACAAAAATGATGATGATGCTTTTGCTATATGGCAATCTCAAATGTACACAATTTTTAATGGTGGTGCAGAAAATATGCGAACTACTAGAAGAAAAAAGGTATTAGCAGAAGCACAAATTAATTTTCAATCTGGTACTACTACATTTACAGAAAATTTAGAAAATCAATCTGTTACTCCTAATATTTGGATGTCAACAGATTTATTAATTAAAGAAGAAAAAGATAGATTTACAAAAGCTGCTTTATTAGGAATTACAGTAGATTTTCCTAAACATCAAAAAGAAATAGAAGATAAAGTCTGGAAAAAAGTAGTATCAGCTAATAAAAATTATATAGATGATATGACACAAAAACCAGAAGTTGATTATCAAGCAATTTATAATGAATTAAATTCATCATCTACAAATAAATATTTTGGAAAATCTTTACCTAGTGATAAAAAAGAAGAATTATTAGCTTGGGCAAAAACTAGAGCAACAGAACAAAAAACAATGAAGACTAATAATGATGCTCGTATTGATAATGAAAATAGTGTTGATATAAATACTATGTTAGGCAATTTAAGAGTAGATAAATTAAAAATACCAGAAGGTGCAAGTGCAGAAGAATATTTAAAAAATTTAATAAATGATAGTAAATTAACAGATAAAACAAAAGATTCTCATTTTGCAGAATTAAAACAAATTATTGCTGATAAAAATTCTGGAAAAGGAACTTCAAGTAATCCAACGCATGGTGATCCTATTGCTTTAAATGAACATTTTGACCAAATAATAATGGGTAATTCAACTGATAATGTATTTATACAAAGAATTAATCAAGACGATAGATTAACTGCTAAAGGAAAAGAAATGCTTATTGGATGGGCTAAAGATTATAATGAAAACAGAACTGAATTTAAAGATGAATTAGTTTCAAATTTTATGGCTCAATTTTCTACTACAGATACTGGTTATCCAGCAGAAATTCTTTCTTATTTAAGAGCTGCAAAACCTCAAATTTATAATGAATTAAATGTAGTTTTAGCAGAAGGAGAAAAAGCAGGTATTAGTTATTATTCTATGCTAGGTGATAGTACAAGTGAAAATTATATTGGATGGAAATTTATAGAAGTTTATCAAAAATCTTTATTAGAAAATATAAAACAAGGAGATTTTGGAAAAGTAATGCAAGGAGAAGTTACTGCTAAAGATTATTTTGGTACAAAAAGAGATAAAATATATAAAACATTTTTTGATGCTGATCCAGAATTAGAAGGTAATCAATTAGCATTTATAGAAACAGCACCAGAAATAGATACAGAAGGAAAAGTAACTAAAAGAGGAACAAAAATAGTAGATGAAAAATATGCTAGATTTACAAAAAGATTATTAGATAAGCCTCAACCACCTAAAATGCAAATAAAAGATAAAACAGGACAAAAAGAATCTATAGATGAATATGCAACAAGTCCTGCATATAAAAAATATCAAAAAGATTATAGAAAATGGGTTTATGAAGGTGACTTTAATAGCGATAAAATACCTATGCTTAATAAGTATTTTGGAGTTACAGATATGCCAACAACTAAAATAAAAAATTAATATGGCTACAGTATTGGAATTAAGAAAAGCAGGTTATTCGGAAGAAGAAATTGCTTCTTGGTTAAATACGGAAAGAGAAACTTTAACTAATGCTGGTTATAACCAAGTAGAACAAAGTAATCATTTTGGTATTCCTTTTAAATCTAAATCAAAAACATTAAATAGTTTAATAGGTAATACAAATACACAAGATATAGTTAGTCCTTTAGATGCAAATTTAAACTCTACTCAATTACAAGAAAAAGAACATGAAACAACATTAAATGTTGATAATAATACTAAAGAAAAAAGAGATAATAAAATTATTCAATATGAAGAATTATTAAACAACAATATAAATGCTAATTTACAATCTAATGATAATGTACCTTATAATTTTGACCAATTAGATAAAGAAGCATTTGCAAATAGAAATGCCATTAATTTAGATGTTAATAAAAAAATTTATGATAATAGAGGAGTTCCTGTTAGTGAAGAATATTACAGCGATTTTACATTAAATGAAGATTTAATAAATTCATATGCTGGACATACTATAAATACATTACAGCATATGTATGATGAATTAGGTGTTCAAAAGAAAAGTTATAAAGCTGCAAGTTTTATGTTAAATAGTAGTTTAAAACATTTTGCTAAAGCATTAACTGGTAATGAGGCATGGGGATCAAGAAGTTACTCATGGGGTAATGGAGAATCTGGTATGTTTAGAATGTCAGAAGAACAAGTCCAAACTGGTTTAAATGCTTATATAGATATCTTAACTAAAAATGGTATTCATTCTCCAGAATTTCCTTATTGGATTGCAGAATTAAAAGATGACAAGGATATAAGTGGACTAACACCAGATGCACAAACTGCATTATTTTTAGCATATTTAAACAAGCAAGAAGGTTTTGCAAGTAGTTTTAAAAGTTTAATTAGCATGGATGAAAATAACACAGCAGCTACAGCTAATTTATTAATAGATAACTATTTAATACCTAAAGGAATAAAACCAGAAGAATTAGAAATGATTAAGAATAGACTTGTTAAAAATTTAGATCATGCTTCTGTGTTTAGTGGAGAAGAAGTTAAACAAACATCTATGCAATTACCTGCATTTGGAAAAGCAATGCCAGATTTTATATCTATGGCTGGTGATAATCTTATGGGTGAAGGAAGAAAAGATTCTTGGGAAAGAGGTGGTATGCAATCAGTATTAGAAATGTCTTACAGATTGTATTCAGATTTAGAAGAACAAAAAAAAACTGGTAAAAAATTAGATGTAGTAAAACTTGTAGAAGAATTTATGTCAGATGGACAAAGATGGGATAAAAGAGGATTAGCAGGTATTAGATCAATAGGACAAGATTTAGGTTTTTTTGCTGTAGGTGCAGGTGTTGGTATAGCAAAAGCAGCAGTATTAGCAACTGTAACTGGTGGTGCTACTTTACCTGTAAGTCCTCTAATTATAACAGGTAGTGCATTTGCATTACATGGTGCTTTAAGACACGCATTAATAGAAACATATATGCAAAGTGAAGCAGAAACTTTTGAAGGATTTTGGGATATAGTTTTAAGTGAAACAACAGCTAAAGTTTATGGTAAAGATTTTGCTTTAGGTGCTGGTGTAGCAGTAGGTGGTATAGTTGCAGGTAAAGTAGCTGGGCCTATAATTAATAAATTTGGATTAGCAACTACTATTAAAGATAAAGCAGGAAAAGTATTAGAAAAAGGAACTGCATTTGGAGATTGGTTGTTAGGTACATCTAAAGTATCTGGAGAGATTTCTGCGTTAGCTACAGTACCATCTATAATAAATGTATTAGCTACTGATGAACAATATGTACCCCCTAGAAAAGAAGATTTTATAGATGCAGCAGTAGTTATATTTGGATTAAAAGCTGGTATGAGTGGTTCAAAAACTGCAATATCTACATCATCTAAATACATGAAAGATGGAGTTAATAAATTATATAAACTTTATTATCAAACAGGAAAATCACCTAAAGAAATTTTAAAAGATATAGAAAAAGATTCAACAGTATTAACAGACATATTAGATACAAGTAAAGATATGCCATTTGAATATAGAGAACAGCAATTAGCTATTATTAAAAAAATGAATGAAGCTGTTGGAAAAAATAATGAAAATAGAATTGACCATATACCTAAACCATTATTTTATACAGGTATGGAAGTTAAAATAGATGCTATAGGAAAAGAAAAAGGTAGAGTTTTAGAAGTTGGTTTTGAAGGTAAAGAACATATTTATTTAATAGAAAAAGAAAATGGTGAAAAATTTAAACTAGCTGAAAGTTTGGTAGAAAAATGGAAACCAAGTAAAAAAGTTGAAATATTTAAAGACAGTACAGAATTTGAATCAAAACAAACTAAAGGTGAATATGAACAAAAAATAGAATTAATAAAAGAAGATGCTAAAATATTTGAAACAACATATCATAAAGATGTTCAAGCATTTGAAAATATAAGTAATAAAAAATTTGTTTCAGATAAAAGTGGGATGGTATCATCTAATAGTATTATGATGTTTATAGGTACTCATTATAAAAATTTAGGTACAGAGTTAAATAAAATACAAAAAACAGTTGCTAGATTACAAGATAAAAATATAACTGATTTAATTAAAGATTTTATACCTAAACAAACAAATGAACATAAAGTTAAATTATTATTTAAAATAGACAGAGATAATAAACTAGGTGTTGAATCTGAAAGTCTAGTAGTTGATATTAATAATAAACCATTTACATTTGATTTACACGCATATATGTCATTAAAAAAATTAAATGATAATAAAGATGCTGTAGTAACAGGGCATTACGATACTGTAAATAGTAAGTATAATTTATCAGGTGAAAAATATTCTAATTCTGGTGTTTTAATTTTTAGAAATTCTAAAGGTGAAATGACAGGTTTGTTAATGTCTAATAAACCTAATCAAAAAGTTAATAACGAAGCTAATAAATTTAAACAAGAATTTGATTTAGGAGAAAAAGAATTTGCAGATGCAACATATGCTAGTAAAGGAACTAGTAGAGAAGCACCATCATGGGAAGATATAAAGTTAAACAAAGATACTAATGTATTTAAGGGATTAGAATTATATGATCTTATTAAAATGTTTACTGAATTATCCCAAGGAGATACTCCTACTGCTCAAAAATTTAGACAAATAAGAGGCGGAATAACTTTAGGTAAGATGAAATATTCCGAAGGCGGAAAAGGTAAAATAGAAATAAACAAAGATTTAATAGATGCTACAGACAAAGATTACAAAAAGAATTTAGAATCTATTTTAATGACAATGAGCCATGAATTAGGCCATTATATAGATTTTATTCCAGATGCTACTTTGTCTAGAGGTAATGTATTAGGTCGTTTAGCTTCATTAAAAAAATATATGAATGAATGGATGGCTGGTAAAGAAGGTGGAGAAGGCCCATTTACAACTGCTGAAATGGCTAAATTAAGATATGAAGCAGAAAAAACAGCTAAAGCATTATTTAAAAGAACAGACAAAGAAATTAAAAGTTTAGGTTTTGAGCCTAAAGATATATTAAAAATCTTTTCAGATGCTAAAGCAAGAGAACTTCTTGATCCTGCTGTATATGAGGCTTATGCCAGAGCAAGTTCAGAGTTAAAAAAAGCTATTGTAAAAGATGCTATGAAAGACAAGTTACACCCAGAAATATTAAAAGCATTAGGTTCTGGAAAGCTAGATGGTAAAAACATATCAGCAGCACAAAAGAAAAAATTAGATGAAATATTAAAAGCAACTATTCAAAAAGAAGTTATTAAAAGAGGTTTAGTAGGTAGAGCAGAAGTAATGGTAGAGTTAAAAGCAATTACTCAAAAATGGAAACCTTTTAATGAAAAAAATGATCAAAAATTTACAGATTATAGATATTCATCACCAGAATTAATGGCAGATTTTATGATGTCATTCTTATTAAGACCTAAAGAAACACAAGTAATTGCACCTATAGCTTTTAGAACTTGGATGAATTATATGCATAGAAAACCAGAGGTGTTAAAGGTATGGGAAGAAACTCAAACAGAATTAAATCTACCTAAAGATCAAAAAAATGCAAATATTTTAAAAGACCAAGTAAAATCATATAGAGAAACAAGAATGAAAATATTTAATAAAGCAGAAAAAGAATTAGAAGTTTCTGATACTTATGATTTTATAAGAAGAAATGTAGATAGTGTATTTTTTACTATTCTTAATTATTATAAAAAAGTACATGAAGGTAAATTATTTGGTAGTGATTTATTAGGTAAAACAGCTGCTAAATTAATTTCACAAGAAAAAGGTTCAAAAAGATTTAAAGTAGAAGATAGAGAAAATGTAGAACTAGCAATAGAAAAATTGTTATATCAAGATACTTATATAGAAAGAGTACAAAATGCTTTATGGACAGAAGTATTTAAACCTATGCAAGATTCTGGAATTAATAGAGATATTTTTGCAGCATATTTAAAATATAAATGGATAGCTAAACCAGATGGGCCAAGAGCAAATGTATTAAATCCTAAAGGTATAGAAGTTATAAAAGCAGGTGAGATGGTAGCATTACAAGAAAAAATGACACCAGAAATTAAACAACTTGCAGAAGCATTTTATAATTACAGAAGTAAATATGTTATAAAGGAATTAGAAAAGTCTGGTGTATTTGATGCAGCTACTTTAGAGATTATTAAAAATAATAGAGAATTTGTAACATTCCGTATTGAAGAATATGCTAGTTGGAAAAATGATTCATGGGTACAAGGTTTTATTATTAAAACAAAATATGGCACAGCTAAAGAAGAAGCTAATGTATTTGAAGCTACTATACTTAAAGATTGGCAATTACTACAAATAGCAGAAAGAAATTCTGTTGTAGGTACAATTAATAGATTTTTAATTAAACATAAAAATGATATAGAAAATTTTGAAAGAAAACAATTAAGAGTAACTGCTAAATTTCCTTTTATAAAAGCCAAACCTATTACTGAAAGAACAGTAGAATTAGCTAAATGGGATTTCATGAATAAAAAATGGATTCCTGCAAATAAAGAAATGGACATTAGTAAGTTTAGTTTAATTCAATGGACAGAAAATAGTAAACCAAGAGCTGCTTATATGGGTAAAGAAGTAGCACATGGTTTTGATAAGATAAGTCATGCATATGATAACATGGCTGCTACTAATTTTGTGTATGGTTTAAATGCACCATATCGTAAAATGTTTACTGAAATAAATCCTACATTTTGGTCTTATAATATTTTTAGAGATACAATGAGAACTATTATTAATTTACCTAAAACTACGGCATTTGATTTATTACATGGTGGAAAAAATAGCTTTGTTGTACAAATGGCAAAATCTTGGACACCAGCTTTTAGACAAGTAATGAAACGAGATGAATTAAGACAAGATAAAGATGCTGTTGAAATGTTAAATAACCGATTAGTTATATCATTAACAGAAAAATATAGATCAAGAGCAGGTGGTATTACAGAAGGGATGCCATCATGGATGAGTGGTGATGGAGTATTAAGAAGTATTATATTATTAAAAAGAATACCTAAATGGAAAGAATTAAGTAAAGCAGCATTAGATAAAGTTATTAGTTTTGCACATAAAGAAAAATCAATTAAAGATTTAACTAAAGCTGAAAGAGAATTAGCACCACATTTAAGAGATACTATTATAACTAAATTTGAAAATGATATGCAATCAGATAGATGGTTAAGCAATGAAAGTGTTATACCCCCTTATTATAAATTAGTAACAAGTGCTGAAAGAATATCTAGAGTTTTTGAAAGAACAACAAAAATTGCTGCATTTAAACATTTAAACAAATTAAGAGATGAAGGTTTAATTGATTGGACAGATTCACAAATAAATTATGCAATAAGAAACTGGGCAGGTTCTCCTAATTTTTTAAGAAAAGGTAATGCTGCTACTTTATATAATAACATATTTTTATTTGGTAATGCAGCTAAAGAAGAATGGAGAAGTGTAACAGAAGCAAAAAGATATCAAGGCCAAGGTGCATGGTGGGCTAAATTTTTAACATATGGTGTAGCACCACAAGTAATTTATAGAGCTGCTAAATATGGATTTATGGGTCATGCAGCTCATTTGTATTTTAATTTAATTGGCAATGATGTATTAGCTAGTAATTATGTAGTACCTTTAGGAGTAATAGATGACCAAGGTGAATTTCAATTTGGAATGAAATCAACAAATGGTAGTTTATATAAAGTAGTATATTTACAATTTCCTAAAGATGAAATGGTAAAAATGTTTGGATCAGCTGCATATCATGGGTACAATTCATTGTATGGAGAAATAGAAGATAACCCTTTAAAAAATAATTTTCAAGAATTAATGAGTGGTGTTATGCCTGCGTTAGATGAATCAACACCAAGTTTTTCTCCTTTTTTTGCAGCAGCTAAAAATGCTGTGGCTCAATTTGGTTTTGGTGATGCACCAAAAGACCCGTTTACAGGGTTAAATGTATATCCAGAAAAACTACAAGATATGACAGGTGTAGCTGGTCAATGGGAAAGATCAAAAGCATTTGGTAAATGGTTCTGGAATAATAGTGGTGGTATGATGTTCTATAAATTTGATAGTTATTATGATCCTTATAATCTAGATAGTATAGTTACAGAAATTGAAGATACATTAGGTGTTCCTATATTTGGTAAAACAGTAGCAAGGTTTTTAAAAGTATCTAATCAAGGTATTACAGAACAAGTATGGAAAGAACTTTCAGAAGGAAAACAACAGGATAATCATTATTCTGCTGTTGCTGATTTAGCTGTTCAAAATTTATTATCTAATAAAAAGTTATCTAAATCACAAGAAGAAGCATTATCTAAAGATAAAGGTTGGATGAAAAGATATACTACAGCTTTAAACTATACATATGGTACAAAATTTATGCAGTATTTATTAACTTTAGAAGGTGATGATTTAACAAGGGCTTTAAGGAAAATGGCTGACATTGAGAAAGAATTAGATTATAATGTTCCCTTCATGAAAAAACAATGATATATAAAAAGTAATGACTATTTCTACAACAATAATTAAAAACAGTTATTCTGGTGATGCCAGTAATGATACATTTGCGTATCAATTTAAGATATCTACTATTGCTGATATGCAGGTTATTATACGTTCTGCGGCAGGTGCTGAAACTGTTAAAACTTTAACAACTCATTATACAGTAACAGGTGCTGGAGAATCAAGTGGTGGTAATGTAGTATTTGAAGCTGGTCATATACCAGCTGCAACTGAAACAGTTATTTTAAGAAGATCAACTACACAAACACAAGCATTAGATTTAGTAGAAAATGATCCATTTACTGCTGATAGTGTTGAAAATGCATTTGATAAAAATTTAGCTATACTACAAGAATTGCAAGAACAAGCAAATAGATCATTAAAAATTTCAAGAACTAACACTATGACAAGTACCGAGTTTACAAATTCGGCAACTGATAGAGCAAGTAAAGTTTTAGCTTTTGATGCAGATGGAGAACTTTCAGTTACACAAGAACTTGGAACATATCAAGGTACAGACGCAACAACAACCACAGCAGCTTATGTTGTGAGAGATATAATTAAATCTACAACTGCTGGTCAATTAAATAATGTTTATATTTGTATAGCAAATAGTGTTATTGGAGATACTTTAACAGACACAGATCATTTTGCATTATTAGTAGATGCTTATAGTGCTGCAACGTCTGCTACAGCTGCCGCAGCATCAGCAACTGATGCAGAAACTGCACAAACTGCTGCAGAAACCGCACAAACAGCTGCCGAACTAGCTGAAACAAATGCTGAAACAGCAGAGACTAATGCAGAGACAGCAGAGACTAATGCTGCAACATCAGAAACTAATGCAGCAACTTCTGAAACAAATGCTGGTACATCCGAAACAAACGCTGCAACATCAGAAACTAATGCAGGTACATCAGAAACAAATGCTGCTACATCAGCAAGTAATGCTTCAACATCTGCAAGTACAGCTACTACTCAAGCATCTAATGCAAGTACATCAGCAAGTAACGCAAGTACAAGTGAAACAAATGCTGGAACTTCTGAAACTAATGCTGGAACTTCTGCTTCTAATGCCTCTACTTCTGCTTCCAATGCTAGTACATCTGAAACTAACGCAGCTACTTCTGCAAATGAAGCCGCAGCATCTGCTGATGCTTTTGATGATGTTTATTTAGGTTCTAAATCTTCTGATCCAACTACAGATAATGATGGTGATGCTTTAGCTGCTGGTATGCTTTATTATAATACTACTTCAAATATTATGCGTATTTATAGTGGTAGTGCATGGGAAAACGTAGCTGTAAGTACAAGTGGTTTTGCAACTTTAGCTGGAGTAGAAACTCTTACAAACAAAACTTTAACTTCACCTAAAATAAATGAAGATGTAGCTGTAACTTCTACTGCAACAGAACTAAATTTATTAGATGGTGTTAGTGGATTAGTTCAAGCTGACTTTACTAAACTTGCTGCTGTAGATTCTACTGCTGCAGAATTAAATACATTAGATGGATTAAGCAGAGGAAGTATTATTTATGGTAATGCTAGTGCTGCTACAGCAATTTTAACTAAAGGTACGGCAGATCAAGTATTAACATCAGATGGAACTGATATATCTTGGGGTGATGCTTCTTCTGGAAGTATAGCATATGGATTATTTTCTAAAATTGACCCAACAGTTGTTGCTTGGGATAAAACAGGTGCTTTCACAATGGAGACTAACACAGGATTATACATTGAAGTTAATGGTGATGTTAAAACTATAGCTTCAGCAACTTCTATTACTATGCCATCAGCTACAGCTGGAACAGATTATGCTATTTGGTGTACAACTGCTGGTGCTTTAGAAGCAACTACAGACCATGTTAGTCCACCATCAGCAAATGCTAGAAAAGTAGGTGGATTTCATTATGCTCCTGGTGGAAACGCAACAGGAACATCAGGTGGAGATACTACTGCATCAATTAACGAATATTCATTATGGGATTTAAAATGGAAACCTAATTGTCCAGACCCAAGAGGTATGACTTTAGTTGGTGGACATTTTTGGTCAGATATTTATTTAACAGGAGTTGACCATCATACTAATGGAACATCTTATTATAATGTTACAATAGCAGATGGAAGTTCTCCACCTAAAGTACCAAGTTTATTTGGTGGTAATGGTTCAACAACTTATGGTTCTTATACTTGGTGGGAACAAGCTGAACTATTATCTTCTCATGGGAAAAGACCACCTACTTATCAAGAATTTTCTGCATTAGCTTATGGAACTACAGAAGCAAGTTCAAGAGGAAGTGACCCAACTACAACACAAATGAGTGCAACAGACGATAACTTTACTTCTAAATGGGGTGTTATCCAATCAACTGGTTGTATGTATACTTGGGGTAATAATTTTGGTGGACCAAATGGTTCTTCGGCTTGGACTGCTAATACTGAAGGTCGTGGTTCA